CGGATACGTTTGCGTAGTTAATCGCTACCCAACAGCGTTCCGCGCAGTACAAGTTGCTTAATAAGTAACACCTAAGTCGCTTGGCGGGTTACCGGAGCCCTTGTAGCCCGCCAAGTCTTTAGAAAGGATAACAATGAGCATCACTACAGTTGCAGAACTTCGCACAGCTCTCGGAATCGGAACTCTCTATACCGATGCCGTATTGCAGTCCGTCTGCGATGCTGGAGACGATGCGTTGTTGCCTTTTCTATGGACTAACACGACTCCTGCCGTGGCTCACAGCAATGCTGGAACAGTAGGCACTCTTTACTTTAATGACAGCGTTGAAGACGTGTTCTATGTAGGACAATCAGTAGTCATTACTAAATCCGGCACTAAATTTAACGGCACCAAGACAATTACCAGCGTTACAAAAAATAGCATTACAGTAACGACAACTCATACAAGCGACAACGCCTATCACCCAATCAATCCTTATGGACAGGTTGCGGCAGATACTTATGTCGATTACACAACTATCCCAGCAATACAAGAAGCAAGCCTTATGATTTGTGTTTCAATCTGGACTTCTCGTCAGACAAACTCAGGCAATGGCATGAACCCTGATGGCTCAATGGGAAATATGTATGCCATGTCCTCACAGCTTATCTCACGAATTCGTGGCTTAATTGCACCATATCTGAGCCCTAACTCTATGGTGGGCTAATGCCAGCAATTACCACCCTACGATCTAGCATTGCTTCAGCTCTTACTGATAACACCAAGTATTCAGTATTTGCTTTTCCACCTGCCACGCCTATTGCTAACTCAGTAATCGTGACTCCTGCTGATCCATACATTGTTCCAAGCAATAACGATTACACATCGATTGCACCAATGGCTAATTTTACAATTACTATCCTTGTCCCGTTGCTAGACAACGAGGGCAACCTTGCTGGAATCGAGACCGACATCTTAAGAGTGTTTCAGCTTCTCGAGGCTTCCAGCATTGTATTTAACGTGGGAAGCGTGAGCGCACCAAGCGTTCTATCAATTGCTTCCGGAGATTTACTGACTTGCGACATTGCAATCAGTACCCTAACGGAATGGAGTTAAATCATGACCGATTTAGCGCAATGGGAAAAAGAAAATGAAGCGTTCCTGATTAAAATCGGTCAGGGCGCTTCAAAAGCAGAAACAAAACCAACTACTAAGAAAGACGAGGAATAACCTAAATGGCAGTATTTCTGAGCAACAACGTAGGCGTGAAGGTTAATTCAGTTGATCTTAGCGACCACGTTACTTCAGTAACTATCAACCGTTCATTCGATGAGCTTGAAGTTACAGCAATGGGTGATTCAGGACACAAGTTCGTAAAGGGTCTTGAGGCATCATCTATCACAATCGACTTCTTGAACGACACAGCATCAGCTAACGTTCTTGCAACACTTCAGGCAGCATGGGGAACTAACGTTCCAATCGTGCTTCTACAGGCTAAGGGAACAGCAGTCTCAGCTACTAACCCTCTGTACACAGCAACCTGCCTTGTGAACAACACAACCGACATCAACGGCGCAGTTGGAGATATGTCCACACAGAGCATCACATTTACCGTTTCAGGTACAATTGCTGTTGCAACAACAGGTACATTCTAAACAACTAATTAAGGGGCTAAAATGGCAAAGCTAAAGGTAACAAGGGCTGACAACTCAGTAACAGAGTATGAGATTACTCCACTTATTGAGTACGCCTTCGAGCAATACGCCAAAAAAGGCTTTCACAAGGCGCTAATAGAAGATCAGAAACAATCTGATGTCTATTGGCTTTGTTGGGAAGCAATTAGACGTTCGGGTGAAACAGTCAAACCTTTCGGGGAACAGTTCCTTGAGACTCTCAAGTCAGTTGAGGTCTTAGAGTCTGACCCTTTAGGGTAGATCGGAACTCCCTCACCTATCTCGCAGCTAGGCTTAGTTACGATTATGGAGTTCCCTTCAACACCATTGTCGAATTACCGGCTCTGGCTTTCAAGGCACATATAGAAGTCCTAAAGGACATAGCGAAGGAGCGAAGCGATGCCAGTCGAACTAGACAACGCCGTAGCTCTTAGGAAAGCCTTAAAGCAATACACCCCAGATTTAGCCAAGGAAACCCAGAAAGAAATTGCTGGACACTTGCGCAAGGTTGTTAATCGTGCGCGTGGGTTCGTACCATCTGATTCACCTTTAAGCGGCTGGGCTAATCCTGTTGGCGAGTGGGAATACCGAGCCTTTAACGCTGGCATTATTAAAAAAGGCTTGGGTTACTCAACAACTCCAACCAAGCCTAACAAGCGAGGCTTTAGAAGCCTTGCAACTATTTTTAACAAGTCTGCCTCTGGTGCAATTTATGAGACAGCAGGTCGCAAGAACCCAAGCGGCTTACCGCCTGCACAGCGTGTCAAAAAGTCCCGCGGCGGTCAATTCATCACAGAGTGGGAAGGCGGCAAAGATGTCAATAAGTCTGCTAACCCTAATGCTGGGCGCCAGTTCATTGCTGCGCTACCGCCTCTAGTAGATAGCCAGCAGTCCAACAGCGCAGGGCGTCGAACTCGCAAGACTAAGGGTCGCCTTTTGTTTAGAGCATGGGCTGACGATCAAGGCAGAACTACTGCAGCAGTTGTAGCAGCTATTCAGTCTGCCAATAATAAAGTTATTACTTTAAGCAATGCTCGCGGCGAAAAGACATTCAGAGCAAGGAGCAAAGACTAATGGCAGGTATGACAGATCTAGCAATCCGCATTGCCACTACCTATGATTCTTCTGGACTCAACAAGGCTGACAAGGGCGTTACTAAACTCAGCAAGTCAGTTAAGTCATTAGGCAGAGCTTTAGGATTAAGCCTTGGCGCAGCCGCTATGACAGCCTACGGCAAGGCAGCAGTCAAAGCCTTTGCAGCTGATGAGGCAGCAGCCAATCGACTATCAACAGCAGTAGATAACCTTGGGCTTTCTTTCTCTCAAGCTAAGGTTACAGATTTCATTGCTAACCTAGAGCAAAGCGCGGCAATTGCCGATGATGTATTGAGACCGGCGTTTCAGGGTCTATTGACCACCACCGGCTCATTAACTAAGTCGCAAGAACTTCTTAACAATGCAATTCAAATTAGCCGAGCAAGTGGCGTAGATTTAGCCACAGTTGCAACCGATTTAGGTAAGGGTTATGTAGGCATTACTCGTGGACTTACTAAGTACAACACAGGCTTAACCCGAGCAGAGATTACCACTAAGTCCTTTAATGAGATTCTAGGCATCATGCTGGCACGATCAGCAGGAGCAGCTCAAGATTATTTAACGACCACCTCTTACAAGATGGAAGTCTTGGCAGTAGCTACAGGCAACGCTCAAGAAATAATTGGTGAAGGTCTCATTAATGCTTTCGCTCGCGTAGGGGGCGGTACAGAAGCCAGCGATGCAGCCAAAGCAATTACTAACATTGCAACAGCCACCAGCAAGGTAATAGTTGCATTGGGTACGGCTATCGGATTTGTGGAAAAGTTCCGCAAGTCTTACACAAACTTTCTAGCAGGTGGCGATGTCAATGCCATGCTGGAAAGCGCCAATAAGCCAAGCACTAATCGTTCAGCATCTCCAGCAGGTACAGCACAGCGCACAGCGCAGCAGCGCCAAGCGGAAGCGGCAGCAGCCAAGCGAGCTAAAGAGTTGGCAGCCTTGCAAGCCAAGCAGGTCAAATCTCAAAAAACTTTGACCGATGAACAGAAAAAACAAGCCGCACTCAAGAAGGCTAGCTCTATCTTTGACCTAGAGCAGATTCAGCTTATAGCTGCCCTAAAGGGTAAATTGTCTGACGAAGATCGTAAGCGCGTAGAACTTCAATTTGCCTTGCTTATTGGCAACACAAAAGAAGCTCAAGCACTCACATTTGAAATTGCTAAAGCTCAAGGATTAAGCACAGACCTAGCAAAATTCCTAGCAAGCCTTCCTGACGCTAAAAACCCATTTACTTCATGGGATTCATATCTTGACGCATTACAAAAGAAAGCCGCACAGATTAGCAATACACTTCCGGCATTTGGTACTACCGGAGCAATGGGTAATCCTAACTTCGAGACTGGCACTACTGCGCAAATTGTTTCAGAGCTCGATAAAAGCACGGCTTACATTCTGCAGCTTGCCAAGGAAACAGATGCCTTAGTAGCTTCAATTGCCGGCAGTTCTGCCGCTAATCCACAAATTTTAAAGAACCTACCTTCCTCAGCAGGCTACGGCACAAACTTTAGACGTGCAGAAGAAGCATCTAATTTAACAGGACCAATTCAGGTGACGGTACAAATTGACGGCAAGGCAGTAGCGTCATCGTTGCAAAATTCATCTTTATCAGGCATTGGCTCATTTGTTGATCGAGTAAGAGGTTAGTCATGGCTTTGCCAGCCAATATATCTGTATCTTTTGACTTTTCGTCAGGTGCAACATTTGGCTATCCATTTACTATTGGCGATGCAAAAAATGGAATTATAGGAGTTAGCCAACTTGGTGCCTCTTCAGTTCCTATACCAATCATTGATTTAACTTCTAGCGTTCGCAATATCACTATCGATCATGGTCGCAATATCGAGTCGGACACTTATCAAGCTGGCACGGCAGTAATAAGAATTATTGATCCTACATCTCAATGGAATCCTCAAAATGTCGATTCTGAGTTCTATCCCTACCTTGTTCCGTTGCGTAAAATCCGTGTAGCAGCTACCACAGCCACAGCGCAGGAGTTTTTATTTTCCGGCTATACAACCGAATACCGATATTATTATGACCAAGCCGAAAACATGGGCTATGTCGATATTTACGCAAGTGACGCATTTCGATTACTAAACCTTGCTCAAATTACAAGCGTGGCAGATTCAGGCGCAGGACAAACTACAGGCACACGCATTGGCAAGATTCTTAATGAAATCGATTTTCCAGCCAATATGAGAACAATTGCCACAGGTCAGTCCTTATGTCAGGCAGACCCTGCAACCTTGAGAACTTCCCTTGCGGCAATTAAAAACGTGGAGTTTTCTGAACAAGGCGCTTTCTATTTTGATGGCGCTGGCACAGCAATCTTCAAAAGCCGCAACGAGGTAGCTTCATCTATATCTGGCACTCCAATCGAGTTTAACCAGACCGGTGGTATCCCATACAAGAACTTAGTCTTTGCCTTTGACGACAAGCTCATCATTAACACCGCCAGTATTCAACGCACAGGCGGCACAGCGCAGGTATATCAAAATGCAGCCAGCGCGGCTAAATACTTTCAGCACCAATACTCCGTACAAGATTTGGTTATTGACACCGATGCCAATGCCTTAAACATTGCCGCTACCTATGTGGCAACTAGAGCAGAGACCACAATCCGTATCGATGCCATGACTGTAGATTTACTTGATCCATCAGTTCCAACAGACACAATGATTGGGTTGGATTACTTTACTAATGTCCGGATTCAGAACATTCAGCCTAACGGCAGCCTTATTACTAAAACCCTGCAAGTGCAGGGTCTGAAGTGGGAAATCAGCCCTAACGCAATGCAATGCACGGTTACAACACTTGAGCCCATAGTCGATGGATTCATTATAGGAAGCGCAGAACGCGGTATAATTGGCGTGTCTGCAATGACATACTAGGAGATATAAATGGCAGCAGGATTAGGTTACATCGAGTTCGCAACTGGAGATATTCTCACAGCGGCGGCGGCTAATGGCTATTTAGCCTCACAAACAGTTATGGTCTTTGCTGATGCTGCAGCTCGTACGGCAGCAATAACCAGTCCTCAAGAGGGTATGGTTTCTTATCTCAAGGATATTAATGCTGTTCAGTATTATTCAGGATCAGCTTGGGTAGCAGTTGGTGGTTCAAGCCCATTGACAACTAAAGGCGATTTATACACTTACTCAACAACTGATGCTCGCCTTGGCGTTGGCAGCAACGGGCAAATTCTCACAGCTGATTCAACAACGGCAACTGGTCTAAAATGGGCTGCCGCAGCCGGTGGTGGTAAAGTCCTTCAGGTTGTATCAACTACAAAAACAGACACCTTCACGACTACATCAGGTTCTTACGTAGATGTTACAGGTTATAGCGTAAGTATTACGCCATCATCTGCAAGCTCAAAAATACTTGTTATTTACGACATCAATATCAACGCCGACCCTTCGACTCACTTAGGTCGCGGTCAGCTTGTGCGTGGATCTACACCAATTAAAATTGGAGACGATTCAGGCAGCGGGCACCCAAGAGTTACAATCCAAAAAGAAGCCCAGAACTTCTATAACGACCTTGCAGGGCAAGCAGGCTCATTCTTGGATTCACCAGCTACTACATCGTCTTTGACCTATAAAATTCAGATTATGAAATCTGGCGGCGTAGGCGGAGATATTGTGTGTGTGAATAGAACAGAACAAGACAATACAGACCGCCCACGCGGAGCTTGTACTATTACAGTATTGGAGATTGGAGCATAATGTCATCACTAGAACTCGACTATGCAAAATGTTTAGTATTTTTAAACCCTTCAGCTGAATGGTCGCTAAACGGAAATGATTATTCTACTCTTGAATGGCTAAGCAAAGACCCTAAGCCAACTGAAGAAGAAATTATTGCATCATGGGAACAAGCAAAAGCAGCTTATGAGGCAAAATTGGCAAGCCGTCAAGCCGCCAAGCAAGCAATTCTTGACAAGCTAGGACTTACATCTGACGAAGTAAAAACTCTGCTGGCATGATTCCCAAGTTATGCAAAGCCGGTCAGCAGTTAAGGCTTCAGATAGATGATTCGTTTTCAGAGCGTTCACGAGCCAGCGATGGCTGGGTCGCAGATGCAAGACACGTTGCAGCTGGTACATCAGATCATATTCCAGATGCTGATAGCGGAATCGTTAGGGCAATCGATGTGTCTAGGAATTTATCTGGAACAAAAGAACCGGACATCATGCCTTATCTTGCAGACCAGATTCGGATCGCAGCAAGAAGCGATAAGCGCATTGCTTACGTCATATTCAACGGGCGCATCGCATCAGCTCGCTTGGGCTTTCGCTGGAGAAAATATCGTGGAAGCAATCCGCACAACTCGCATTGCCATATCTCTTTCACTAAGAAGGGCGATGCAGATGGCTCGTTCTTTAATATTCCAATGATAGGCGGCACGGCATGAACATGAAGCACCCAGCAATAGTTTCTCTTGGAGCGTTCCTAGCGGTCTGGGGTACAACCTCGAACTTCGCTCTGGACTATCGCTCAATCCTTGGATCTCTAGTAGCTGGCGTATTCGGTTACGCAACTCCTAAAAAATGACCGCGCAGGACTTTGCTGCCATTGCCGTAGCAATCATTACAGTTCTTGGCGGCGTTGCAGCTTATGTCCAGTTCATGATTAAGCATTACTTATCAGAACTTAAACCGAATTCAGGATCAAGTATGCGTGACGAAATTACGGCTATCAATGCGCGTGTCAATACAATCATCGAGCTGTTAGGTAAGTAACACTTATCCTATGGCAAGGAAACGACCAGTCATAGACTTAGATACTTACAGCGCGCTCGATGCGTACTGTATAGCGTTAAATGAGTATTACAAGGCGCTCAGGCGCGCTTCCTTCTCTGAGACTCATGCCTTTTGGTTGCTTGGTGATCGTGAAACCTTTCCGGATTGGATTATCCCTAACCTTCCCAATCGAATCGACAACATACCCTATGACGATGATGATGAGGATTAGACTATGCGTAGAACAGTTGTAGTTCCTGACCTTCAGATTCCTCTACACGATCCGGTAAGTGTGAACAATGTAATTTCTTTTATCAAGGCTTACAGACCAGACAGCGTTTTAACCCTTGGAGACGAGGCAGATTTTACCGAGATTGGGCGCTGGTCAGAAGGTCGCCCGGGTTGGTATGAGCAGACACTAGCTGATAACCGAGACCTAACAGTTGAGACCCTGTGGCGCTTGGGTGAGTATGCCAAAGAACAACACATGATCCGTAGCAACCATACCGATAGATTGTTTAATGTCATTATGAACAAGATTCCTGCCTTTATGTCTTTGCCGGAACTTAAGTTTGAAAAATTCATGAAACTAGAAGAGCTTGGCATTGTTTATCACAAGAAGCCATACGCGGTCGCTAAGGGCATTTTGGCGGTACATGGCGATGAAGGTAGTGTGAAGCCCACACCCGGGCTCACAGCCCTTGAATCAGCCCGTAGAGCGGGTTTTTCGACCATTTGTGGTCACACGCACAGAGCCGGTTTCTCACAATTTTCAGAGTCAAGCGGTGGAAAGATTACTCGCATCATTCGAGGGTGGGAAGGCGGGCATCTCATGGATATTCGTCAAGCAACTTATACCAAGACTCACAATTGGCAACAGGCTTTCATCATCATTGAGGAAGACGCTAAAGGCGCTCAAGTAAGCATTATTAATCTTGAGAAAGATGGCACTTTTATCGTGCATGGAAAGCGTTATGGGCGCAGCCGCTGAGATAGCAATTCCTTACTTTGAAGATGAAGACCCGTCTCAAATCGTTATCGTTTCGTTATCTAAAAAAGGTGGCTGTCGCATACGCCTGATGTAATCTTTAGGCATGAGCAAGAACCGCGAAACTGGCACAAACATTCAATGGGTTGCTGGCATGAAGCTACTTTGCGTAGATCATGGTTGTGAATCAGCTGTTTATCCTGACAAGCGAGAACTGCTCATGGCGAAATCACACCCGCTTCAATGGTGTGCAAAATGTCAGAAGGGCTCAAAATGATTACCAATCATGATCACATAGTTATTCTTTCAATGCTCATTGGCTCACTTCCCGGTTTTTTAATCGGATATGCCAAAGGGCATGAACACGGCAAGATTCAGGGCAAAATAAACGCCCGCCGACTTATTAAAGCTCAGACCCAGCATCAGGTTAATCGATGAATGCTGAAGAACTCCTTCAATCAGCAAGTGACACCATTACTGTCCGCAACCATACTCACGGTGACATTAAAGACAACATGCGCAGAACCGGAATGCTCTTATCTGCGTATCTCGAAATTCCGATACACGATTATCAAGTCGCCGTCATCCTTCAGCTGGTTAAAATCAGCAGAACTCAAGAATCCCCATACTTGCTCGACCATTGGCTTGACCTGCTTGGTTATGGAGCAATTGCCGGTGAACTCGCGCTATCAGAGGAGCTTAACTAATGTTCAATTTAGATGATTATGAAACAGTAGAAGAACGCTTAATTAAATTCTGGAAGGAACATCCTGATGGTCGCATTTTTACGCAATTGCTTGATTCAGCTAATGGCAGGTTTATTGTTCAAGCTTCTATCTATAGAACTGAAGTTGATCAACACCCTTGGTGTACTGGGCTCGCGGAAGAGACGATATCGGGGCGTGGAGTCAATGCTACTTCTGCTCTGGAGAACGCAGAAACGTCTGCAATTGGCCGCGCACTTGCGGGCGCAGGTTATGCGACTAAAGGCAAAAGACCAAGCCGCGAAGAAATGACAAAGGTGAAGGCCATCACAGAAGTAAAGGCTAACATCGAACAGGTAAAGGCTAAGATGGCTGATACATCGAAGGAATATATCCCAGTACCAAAGGAAGATGATCCATGGACAGTAGCGCCAGCAGCACCAGTCACAACAATGGAGCAAGCAGTCGAGATGGTGAAGGATGTCCTTGGTGGCACTCCAGCAGACGAGAACTGTATTCATGGTGCGCGTGTCTGGAAGACGGGAACCTCTAAGGCTGGAAAGCCTTGGGGTATGTGGAAATGTACGGTCAGCCGTCAGAACTTCACAGATGAACCGTGCGACCCAATCTGGTACGAGATTAGTTCCGATGGTACTTGGAAGCCACAGGTAAAAAAGAATGGGTAAGTTATTCTTTCGCAATCAAGATGATGAATGGGAGCAATTCCCAACAGATGAAGAACTTTACATGGCTCAACAAGCGGCTCATGATCTACAAGCTCTAGGCTTCGCGATTATCTGCCAGTTATGTAATGAGCCACCGACAGTTTCACAAATCAAGCTAAGAGCCTTGCAGAACGCATGGAAGTGCGATAAATGCGGGACTATGAATTCTGCTGGAAAGGCATAGCAATTTAACTATGACTAGACACAGAAAAGACCGAG